TATTCAACACCTCTGAACATCAGACTGGTATTTCCGAGATAATAAAGAGCAGTTCTTTTCAGAAATTTCTGAAAATCCGTATCAGTCATGGAAACTTCCTGAACATAGTCAAGAGGATTTGCGAATCCAATTGAATATGCTCCGATTGTCTCGGAAGTTTTCGGCATATTTTCAGAATCCGGAATGCCGTCCGCAATTAAAATATTTCTTCTGAAAAGCTGTTCAGCTAATGCACAGGTACACTTCTGAATTTTATCTTTGTATCGGTTCAGAAGCTCCTCATCAGTGAAACGGTCAAAGGTTATGGTGTTGATAAATTCAGAAGCACGCTCCGCAAAAGTTCGGAACGTGTTTTCATTCTGAATCAGATTACCCCTGAAAAAATCCTGATAATATGCAAAATCAGCGTATGCCATTTAATCACCCGATTTCGTTTTTGGCTTAGGTTTTTCGGGAATTTCAAGACCTACTGTTCTCATAGAAACCGCCTCCTTATGTCGTCGAATGCGAACAGTAAATACCTTTGACTTTATTTTCATATACATCAGTCAGACCGTATGCACGATAGAAGAATTTCCATGCGTCGGCAGATTGATTGGCTTCAGGAGTAATGACCTTATTGACAATATGCTTTGTAAACTGAATTACAGCGTACTTCTGAATAATCATAAAGTTGATGTTTTTACCTGCTGCCGATTTTTTATATCCTCCGATTTCTTCACCGGAAGTTTTGCCGTCAAGAAGGTCGACTGCGGTATAGAAGCGGCTCTGCGGTACTTTTACGACCTTTGAAAATCCCTCAAGCATAGCCTTTGATTTGTATGTATCAAGGGCGATAATTGCGTTGTGGAGCGACGGGGTTATAAATAAATAGCGTCCCTCAGCGTTTACTTCTGATTCATCGAGAATGTTGTTTGCAGTCGTGATTGCACTGCATACCGCCGAGCCGTCCGCAAGCGATTCAGATTTTACATTTATTCCCGATGTTCCTGCATATTTGGCAAAACGGTACGCATCCATTTCGGGAACGACCTTATTTCTGATAAATTCCGATGACAGCATACCGAAAGAAATGCCGATAGTCTCCTCGTTGTCCATAGCATCAATGCTGAACGACCTGCCCCTGTCGTAATCAAATTTAACAGTTTCCCATGAAAAATCTTCACTTCCTGCAACGTATCCGCTTGAACGGTCGTAATCAGCAAGACCATCAAGGGACATTTTCGGGACAGCAATTTCATTCGCATTAGTTCCCATTCTGACGGTTGCGGAATTGCTTTCAAGAACATTCGTAAGGCTTGACTGCCTGTAAACTGTATCAAGCTGGTCAGCGTATTTTTTTACGAGTGCGATTGCATTAGGCATAAAAAATTACCTCTTTTCTTAATTACTTGATACCCATGACAGCACGGATAAAGGCGTCGTTATCTTTTGTATTATCTGTTCCAGTGGTTGATACAGAAAATTCCGGAAGCGGTTTTGAATCCCTGAAGGCGTTCGGGTATTTTTCCTTGAAAACCGAAACGACATCATCGCCGCCGATAAGCTTGTCGCCTTCGAATTTAAGTTCCTTTTCAAGAATGATGTCTGATACATACTTTTCGTAGACATCATCTTTCAGACCGAGATTCTTGACGTAAGCGTTTACTTTTGTGCGATGTTCAAAATCCTTTCTAGCCTTTTCGGACTGCTCCCATTTAGCTTTGAAATCCTCGTTATCCGCAACTGATTTTTTAAGCTCATCAAGCTGAGTTTCAAGAGCCTTGTACTCTTCCTCGGAATAGGTCTTTGCCGTCTGTTCCGGAACAGTTTCTTCCGGAGTTGTTTCGGTTGTTTTTGTTTCTTCTGCCATGATTTTACCTCCTTAAAATTAAAAATGGGTATAAAAATAAGACGTGCTGCCGTCTTAATTTTCCTTGATATTGAGAAGTGTTTTTACAATCTCATTCATAGAACTGCAAATTTCTGGATATTCGCCGTCTAAACAGTCCTCAAATTTTATTTCTGACATTTCCTTAAGTTTTTCAAACAGTATCTGTCTGATTTCTTCTTTCATTAATAATCAGCTCCTTTTTTTTATTCTGCCATAGTGTTTCTTTCTGAGAATAGTGCCAACATATGTATAATAATCTGAAACGTATTTAGGATACGAAAAATTATAAATATATATTTGTGTTCCAAGCATTTTAAATTCTCCTTAAATTTAACCATAATAAAAACGCCCTTTAAAGAGCGTTTTTATAGTATTTAAATATTAGTGGTCATAGTAATCAATCAATATAGCGTTTACATCTCCCATTAAATCCTTAGAATTATAGTTATACCTTTCCGGAAGATAATCCTTGTTGTCTCTCAGACTGTCTTCAACAAGTTTTTTCAGTTCCAGAACGTCTTCATTTATATTTCCCTCAAAGCAAAGTTCTTCTGCTAAATGATGTATTTCCGGAATACTTTTTGCACAATAATCAAAATTTAAACAATGTTTCACCATTAAATCGGACATTAAATCATACATTTCATCCATTTTAATATCCCTCCAACATATTTTCAAATTCTTTAAAAGCTTTAGGAAAAATTGATTTCATTCTCTGATATTTCTGAGAATCAAACTGTGCTTCAAACATATGAGCAAACGCTTCCTGCACTTTTGTATTTTTATTCCAATAATCTTTATCATGATAACTACAACCCTTTATGTTACCATCTGACAAACCACTTATTATATCTGATATGCCATTATCTGTTCGTAAATTTTGAAATTGTTCAGAAGCAATACTGCACATTTCACCATATGTTAAAGAAATTGAACTTTCATTATAGATACTTTTTTTGAAAAAAACGAAATCACTTTCTAATGCTTCATAGAATTTCTTATTTTTAACAGAAATATTGCCTAATGCATTATCAATTAAATGTCCATGTTCATGAAAATATACTGAACCTATACCTTTTCCTAAACCATTCTGACCATAATCTGCTATAAAATTCATATAAATTTTTTTATCATTGGGATTAAAACGAGACTCTTTTTTGTTAATATTTAATGAATTATTGCCTATGGAATCATAACGGACATAATTCAAGAATAAATTCTGCATTTTTTCATTTCCGTTATTGAAACGATAAGCCAACGCTTCTGCATATTTTGGAAACTTTTCTGCATATTGCTCCATATAAGTTTCCTTAAATATTCGTGCATTTTCACCTAATGGCTTAACTGGAAAATCAAATTTACCAAAAACTTTATTATTAATTTTACCACTATTCTTTGAAAAAGTCAAGTCATTTCCGGAACTTTTCGGATAAGCAACACGACCATAATTCTGCTCTCTGAAATAATCACGGTCTTGCTTTGTCTGATTGATGAAGTCACGCATTTGAGCTTGTTTATCTTTAATTTGCTGATTAGCATAATCAGAGCCGGACTGCATAACGGCTTTCAATTCAGAGTCGGAAGCCTCTTTTACAGCAGTATCAAAAGCGACTTTCTCACGCTTTGCCGAACGGATTTCACGTTCATATCGTCTCTGAATCTGCGATATTTCGTACTGGGAATATTTTTCGCCGTTATACTCAATATTTTTTTCATTCAGGCTTTTCAGATAGTCATCGGAGTAGTTTCGGGTTGAATATCTCTCAAAATAGGGAAACCAGTCGTGGCGGCAGTTCCAGCCTCCGAATCCGTCACCAGTTCCGTAACCAATATCATCTTTAGTCAAATACCCCTTTTGACCGGATAACGAAACAATCTGTCCCTGCCATTCAGCATGGGTAGGTCTTGCACCGAAATGTGCGGAAATTTCCATCAAATCGCAGTTATTTTTCTCCGCATTCATCAAGCCGATTTCTCTGCACGTCTGACCGATGCCAGTCAGAACAGAACGTCTTACAGCAACATCAACCCTGTCACGATGCCCTGACGGATAAAGAACAAAAGCACCGTCCTGAGCTGTTTTTTGAACTGCTTTTCTGATAGCTTCCTGATATGAAAATGCCCCTGAAATCACCTGCATATAAGCCTGACTGCAAGCCTGATAATATGTATTCTGAGCTGTATTAGCAGTCGTGAGGGTTAAATTTTTCATGTTGCCGAGAGTTTTCCGGTAACCTGCTTCAAGGGTCTGACGCATAGCAGGGGACTGTTTCAAATCAACCGAAACAATTCCGACAGCACGATAAATCTGGTTATCAAAATTCACAGAACGCACACCGGCATCAAGAAACAAAGCCTTGACGTGCTGCGATGTTGCATCGGTACGCTTTGCAATTTCAGATAAGATGTCATCATAGAGCAATCCGGCATTCTGAAGCATTTCCGCCTGATGTTTCGCCGATTCCGTAACAATTCCGGTTTTCATCATTCGGCGGATAATATCCGAAATTATGTCGTCTTCAAGCTGTGCATAAAGTTTAAGAATATCGTCTGCACAGGATTCATAATAATCGGGAGTAAGCATTGTTTACCCTCCGAAAAGACTTTCACTCTGTGGAATATATTCAGCGGCTTTCTTCTCATCACAATGAAAGTACCATGCAATAAATTTTTCTTTGGTAAGAAGTCCGGCACTGACCATCTGCAGACGGCGTTGAAATTCTTTCTCGGTATCTTCAAGAACCGAATCGCCCCAAGTGCAGACGAGTTCCGGAGTTTCAGAAGTAATATTTGCAAGCCTTGCATATACTCCGACGGCATACATCAGATTTTGCAGAGCCGTTTCAAGATTTCTCTGAATCGCCGATACCTGCGTATATGAACGCTGCTTCGAAGTCTTAATTTCCTCCGCAGTTTTGTCAACGGTCTGAGGGTCGGAAAGTGTACCGTATGCAAGACCGCAGTTGAATTCAATACGCTGTAAAATCCTGTTAAAATAGTTGAATTCGGAACTGTCACGGATTTCCGGAGAGAAAATATTATAAAAATTTCCGTCAAGGTTGTCGACATCATACTGACGGTAAATACGTTGTTTTCTCTTGGGAAGCTTGTTATTTTTCAGCATATCCATACTGACATCAAGAGCAGCTTCCTTTGAATCGTATTCCCATTCGATTCTCGCCCACTGTTCATCAGCCTGGCGAATCAGTTCAACAGCACGTGCATAGACCGATACTCCAAGCGGAGAATCAAGGTCGATATCGTTTGTGGACGGTACACGGAAATACGAAAACAAAGGCTTTTCGATATTGTGGAATGTAATATTTTCGACCAGTCCTGACCATTCAGGAACTTCATCAAAGCCGCATTCAACGCCTATATATTCGCTGTTCAGGCTTTTGCAGACCTTATTTGTAATGGTATGCGTTTTCGATTCTGC